GACCGGATTGTGCTTCCAATTCATCAACAACCTGATCCTTAAGTTCTTCAATACGATTAACCTCTATTGGCACAGGTTTGGCAACAAAAGTTTGGAAGTGATCGTCTGGAACAAAGACTTCAAAATCATCTCCAGCACTAACATACACATTTACTTCAATGTCATTATTGGCTTCTGAATTTGGCGTAGTGAGCTCATTAACAACATAAACTCCAATGACACCGTTTCCAGGTCCTTTATTAGTGTATGCAGTGGTAGAGAATATCTCCGTCTGCGAAGCTGGCCCTGGGTATGCATGATCCAACAGTGTGAATGGTTGCCCATTTCCAACTTCAATAGTAAAGTCTGTCTTATCCGCAATGTCGACAATCTCAATATAATTAACATTATATTCATTGCCAGTTAATACATTCGGATCATAAACAATCTTAAGACGACCTTTATGAAACGCTGAACAGACTACCTGGAACCTATATCTCATGGTGCCCGTCCAATACCTAAACGGTAACACGGCCATGGCAGTGGCCGGAAAATGATACCCAACAGCAGTGGTGCCAGAAGTCGCAAAATTAGCGGGGTCTACTCTCATATTAAATAAAAGAGTTTCAGGAGCCGTGCCTATATTCCAGCTAAAAGTGGTAAGGTATGACTCGCGCTTTGCGATAGACTTAATATCAAGCTGGTCTCCACCACCAATCCCAGAAATACCTGGATCAATGGATAGTTCCTGCTTGTCGTCTATAGTCAATTTCTGCATTTGATCTGAAACCGTACCTGTGGCCAAATGTGACATGGCAGCAGGCTTAAAAACTTCTGGATCTTTAGTCAAAGTGGGCCGACAATACCCAAACATCTTGGCAATACGGGCTATTGTGGATGCACCCATCTCGGTAGCAAGAGCAAACGGGCCTATGGTGGGCACATCCTTAAGTGCTCCAGCTATCTTAGAAATGGTTGTAGCAGGACGAGAGATAAAACCTGTCCTGTTAACTTCATCCATCTCAGACTCAGGTCCAGACTGCGGAACCAATTCATCTGGTGCAACACTAGTAAGAACAGACATTGTTACATCCTCTGCCCACGCAAAGACAGAGATTGTAACTTTGTCTGTAGCTCCATTGGCATGTTTGAGTGCGTTCAAAGAGCGGAAATACATCCGCCCCATATCGTCCCAATCAGCAGATGGAATGCTCATGTTGTTCTTATAATAGAAAAATGGCAACAACAACTCACCACCAGTGGATGTAGTGGGATCAAGGAAAATCTTAGGTTGCTGAGACGCCTGAATCAAATCCTGGCGTACGAGGGCAGCATTAGACGACAAATTGTCAGTAGGCTGCAAGGGCAAATAGCTGACCAAAGCTCTTCCATACTGAAAACCATTACCGTTAATGACAATCTTAACTCTCAAATTACAACGTAAGAGATTATAATTAACAATACGGTTGATCACCCGAGGATTTGTAAAATACAAAGTCCAAGGGTTCATATCTTCAGCAAGTGTAGTACCTGTTCCCCATTCATAAGAAGCAATCTTCAAAGGACGGGAAAAGAACTGATCCAAAGTAGCATCATCCATATCCATATCCTTCCGAGTAGGATCCATAACTGCTTGATACTCATTTTCATAAGCTTGGATCTGGTCTGCAAATCTAAGATTCTGTTTCTTTTGGGAAGTGGGTGCAGTGGTAACATTAGCACCTTCCACTCCAGATTGTGGTTCAAAATTTGAATGTGGTTCAAACAAACACTGGCAATGTTTACCATAAAGGCAACAATTAGTACACCAATCGGCACCATGCCACTCTGGATCTCCCAAACGTTCATAAATGATGGGTAGATCAGAAATGTGTTTCACATTCCTATAGTGATTCGGGGTTATTCTTTTAGAAGGCTCCCCCTGAGCTTTCTTTGTTTTATTTACTTTCTGTGTTTTAGTAAGTTACAATATACAATACAATGGGCCGACTCAAACCACACTGCACGTCATATCTTGATTGGTGATCAACCTCCCCTAAATAGGGGTACCGCACGAGGACGGCATCTATGCATGCAAAGCCTATACAAATAATACAAAATATGAAAAACATTAATTTACACGGTATCCATATACATACAACCCTATTCAACTATATACAAAAACCCCATGGTACAAACGGGGCGATCTTATTAAGGAAATTTCGAAACCTACAAATCGGAAAACACTTCTGGTGGTAACGTATAAAAATTGTCAACATTACCATGGTATTTTGCTTTCCATAATTCCACCCTTTCGTCAAAATTTACGTCTAATTCGGTACAAAGGTGGTTAATTCCCGTACGAGCAGCAACCTCAGACAACTGGGCGCGACGTAACTCGTATTTTTCACGTCCGTGATTGAACCATTCACGTAACGAGGTGTCTATGTTTTGAGCACAAGCATGTTCCTCTGTAAGAGGAGAAGACTTGTCTCTAACATAACAGTGCAACATTTTGAAACATGATTTCTCAGCTAGTGCGCCAACATGCACGCCAAGTTCAGGAATTAACTTACTACTCCTCTTGAGAAATTCAAATTCTTCTGGCGGTAGAAAATCCAATAGTTCTCCCGTCTTATTTGGCATAGTATATGTCTGACCATAACCAGACAAAAACTCTGATGCACCCTTTATCGTAAACTTATCAATCTCATGGCTCACAGATCCAATATTATCGTCTCCATAGGTCATTAATTTGACAAATTCGCGAAATTTCTTTCTTGTTGCAAAATCTGCAGCTGGATAAACTTGATAAAAATAACATCTCAAGTTCAAACTACCACAAATACCATTAAGAATTGTCGTTAAAG